CTTCTTTACCGCCCTTCTTCTTAGTGCCCTTTGCTTTGTAACCGTCCCAGCACTTGCTTGCACCCACGTTAGCGCGAGCCTGCTTGAGACCTTCAAGCATTTCTTGATGGAGATCATCGATATCGATGCCAACCACTTCTTCTTTCTTGGTGACACCTAAGTCAGCAGCATCTCGTGCTGACTTCTCGCCTTTCTTACCGACAACGATGTAGCGACCGTCTGCCTTCTTACCAGTGATGAGCATAGAATCACCACCAGAGTTGACAACCCGACCAACATTTCGGTCATCTTTGTACTCTGCCTTCTTCTTTGCGACAGCGTTACGATCAATTTTGAATCCTGCGTAGCCTTCTACTGTAGGCTCGTAAGCATCGAATGCTTCCATGACCTTCATGACTCCATCGTGGAGTCTCTTGGTATCAGGAAGTTTATCTTCTTCGATTGCCTTGAGGATATATGCCTGCTCGGTAGGATTGTAATCCATCAGTGCCGCAGACACCAGCATTTCTAACGTCATGTTTCTAAACCGAAATGAATTTCGTAATACTATTTAGTTTCAGCAGTTTTTCTAATCGAAGCGTTAAACTCTGAGAATTTAACAGGCTTTTGACCAGGTGTCATATTCTGTAGTGCTTCACGGTAGCGGTCAGTCCCTGCTTTCCAAGTGTTACCACTGCCATCATCAGCACTGTAGTTGCTTTGATCCTTAGTAGTGTCAGCAGCAACTGCCTGTGTCTCAGCATCAGTCATCTCTGTGACATGCTGTAACCATGCACGATGCTCACCACCTAGACCATCTTCCATGATGATGTAGTTAGGACCACGGTGGACGATCTTACCGATCACACCACTGTCGTCATGCTCTACGATAGCACCAACCTTATAGATCTGGTTGAGCATGTAGTAGTCACGGAAGGCATCGAAGTCAAGTTTAGGAGCGTATGTCCAGACAGATTCATGGACAGACTCACCCTTCTTACCCTTCTTCGCTTTAGGTGGAGGTGTCATCCCTTGGATAACATCTGCCATCAGTTTCTTAGAGTCCTTGTATCCACCAGTCCCAATATGGAATGAGTCGTGATCTCCTCCTTGGGCATGTTTACGCATTGCTGATGCAGACAGATTCTCGATAGGGTCATCACTATCAGTAGCGCGAGCACCTGCAGACTTAATGTTAATAGATTTGAAGTCATAATGCATACCATTATATTTGTTGGCGAGTTTCTCAAACTCTTTCACACGGTCGTCTCCGACCACCATAGTTACATGCTCGTGTCCTTCGTCATGTAGATCGCGAAGGATGTCAAAGATATTTCTATGCGCTTCGTTGTTTTGGATAGCATCCTTATGACCCTTAAACATCTTACGCATGTGGTCCACCTTTTGCTGTGCGCTCAGCGGATTCTTTTTATGGTCCTGGCTTCTACTAGGGTAGATACGGTAATTGCCTGAGTCTCCTCCGTGCGCTTTGACCGCATCAAGAAGTTTACCATGACCTGCGTGAGGAGGATTAAACCTCCCAAAAGTAATAGCGACATGCTTGTCTTCTAGTTTTTTGTCTGCTGCAGACGACCGTCCCTTGCTGGATGTGGAAGGTTTCTTAGGCTTCTTTGCTGCCTCTGCTGCCTCCCTGATAAATTGAATGAATTTCATTTGCCCCAATCTTTAGCGACGGTGAAGTTTGCTCGTGAGAACTCTAGACGATCAACAAGTTTGATGGCAGTGCCATCTTTAATTGCAACAAATCCTTCTGGACTTGTGACACGGTATCCTTTCTCGTCTTCCAAGAAAGTGCCGACACCTTCAATCTTCTTGAGTTTATTTATCACTTGCTCTTTTGCAGCGATAAGGTCTTTGAATCCACTAAATGTGTGAATCATTACAGACTTATTATTATTTAGGTAAGTGAGAGCGTCAACCTTGCGCTTCTTCCATTCTTGCTGTGACTTCTCAGTCTTCTTCTTCTTGATCTCATCATCATATTTCTTGGTCACGAAGTCAATGTAACCAGAGGCAATGCCTTCTGGAGAGGGGACCTTGCCACCACGAATGACTTGGTTGAAGTAGATCTTGAAGAGAGCAGGGGGAGAGAAGGACTGTGGTCCTGCTGCCCTCTGGATTTGATCTAAGAATCTCTTACCCTTAACGAGACTACGTTGTGCCTTCTGAATAGTGCTATTGAGTCTAGTGATCTCACTTGGGTTAAGGTTTGCCATGCCATTGACATTCTGGAAGGTAGAAGAGAAGACTGCAACGTCTTTCACACCCTGCATACCAGACACATCAACACCGAAACCAGCACTCATCTCACCGATGGTGTCTCCTCTGTAGGAGGTGTGGAATACAATACCAAGTTTGCTTGCAGCAACCTTCTGTCCCAACTCAGAATGCTTTGGAATCACATAGGTGATAGTGTTGGGTTTGAAGTGGTAGCAAGGACGACCACGCATTGCAATGACTGTAGGTTTCTTAGTGTAGAGCAAGTCACCTTGGATCACTCCTTGGATAGGGAGTTTGCTGAGTTGATCGAGACACGCTTTGAGAATGCCATTGAGACCACCATCATAATGGAAGTCAACGTCAGCATGAGAGTAACAGATCTTAGGATTAGTCTTGTTAAAGACTGACTTGTTACCCACAAAAAACAATCCTGTCTCAGGATCTGTGCCGCAAATGATTGCAGGAGCACCATCCCACTTGACAGTAACCTTGGTATTGTTACCACCCTTACCTGACGTGAGCATGTCACGCAAGGACTCAAGGAAGTTGATAGCATTAGTAGCACCAGCGTATCCTTGATTGAAGATGTCGTCTTCGAGGTGCTCTAGGTGTGTGTTTTTTGCCATGTCTTTATTATACCTCCTCAGCGCCACTACGGTTGCTCACCAGTGCCACTGGGTAAATTGCCACACGGGCACCGTTGTATCGTTGCCCATCAACATCAAACCCTCTGCCTGCCCTGTAGGTAGCAGCGAAGGCAGCACGGTATCCTCCCCTAGAGAAGTAGTCCGAGTCACCATTCCATGATACATGGTCAGAGAATGTCAGAGTGAAACATGCTTCCTCACCACGCTTGGGTGTGAGTTTGGGATTGCCCTGTGCGATCATGTTGACATTATCTATACCATACTTGCCCCCATAATCAGGACCATATACAGATCTATTGATAAGTGTAGTGCTGCTCACATATGAGTAGACAGGATTCTGTAGTCTGTCACCAACAATATAACCTGCAACTTTTCTTAGAAAGTTTTTAGTCTCATTATCATTGTAGATCAATGTAGGGTTGCTGGCACTACCAGACTTAGGAGAGACACCACCATACTGCTGATAAGCAGCAGGTCCACCTGCCTTCTTGTGAGAGATAAAGATCTGATCCTTATCCTTATCATCATAGATTGCAAAGTCGGCCTTTGCTTCTCTGCCTAAAACTTTTTCAGTTATATTTCTTACACCCACACAATTATTGAAGTCGCCACTAGGCGTACATATTTTAATAGGACCTAGTTGTGTAACTAGATCCTTAATGAGTTTATCTAGGTCACGGATAGCAGCTTCTTCTGCTGCCATGACATTTGTTTTAGTGGGTTTTCTAATTCTGTTGAGAGCAACATACCCTGTCTTAGATCCAACCTTTACATGTGCTACCTTCAGTTTACCAATGGTATCCTCACGGTTGCTTTGCAGCTTCATCTCTTTACCTGCCTCTAGCACACCATGTGTATCTTTTTTGTTTGACTTGAAGAAAGTCGCATTCATATCCACTTCGACTTTCAGCACGAGGTCTTTCCACATGCTGTTGTTGCCGACGTATTTGTCGAATGATGACTCTCCAGAAGTAGACTTACCAGACAGGACCGCCATTAAAAACAGTTACTCTACCTAACTATTTAGATCAGTCCTTTTGATAACAATAAAAGCATCCTTGTTACACTTCTTGGTGCCCTTCTTAGGAGACCACTTAGTGCCATGCCCATCGATTTCATATGTCTGACACCCTGCGGTGCAGATTTCATACTCAGCGCCTGCTTCCCAACCTAACTCGTCGAAAGCTTCCTGCAATTCCAACATTAACAACATACCTTCACTGCATTTACGTTTACTAAAAAGTGGATCCCTTGACCAAGACAAGGGCATTAGATGTCACCTGGTGCACGATTCTCACTGTAATTAACATCAAACATACCCTCAGGGTAGCGTGCTGCCAGTTTCAATGTGTTGACATAGATGATCTCATCGAGACGCATGTCCAATGCCATAGCAGCGTTGGCAACATACCACATGATATCACCCAACTCTTTCTGTAGGTGCTCTTTGTTATCACGATTCCAAGGTTTGCCTTGGAATTTAATCTTCTTCACGATCTCCATAAACTCTCCACCCTCAGCACAGATACCAGATGCAGCGGTGTCAAGACGCTCAATGTTACATCCTTGATCATGCAACTCACCCAGTCTCTCCATGTAAGAAACATAGTCCTTACTTGCTTGACTGGTAACACGATCAACAAACTTACAGTAACGATCAAGGTCAACTTCAAACTTCTCGTTGCCTTTCTTAGCACCTGCTGCTTCCTGTGCTTTCTTTTTCTCAGCAACTTTCTTCTTAGTCTTAGGAGCAACAACGTCAGGGTTGTTGAGCATCTCCTCAGGAGTCTTAGGGGTAGAGTCTGCTACCTCTTGAGCACGCTGACGCTCTGATTCAACTTTCTCTTGTGCATCACCAGAGATCTTCTCTGTCTGTTGCTCCAAGTCATAATTAGGGTCACCTTTTTGGGTAAAGTTATTAGGGTCAGTCATACTTTGAATCCTTCAAATGTTTTTTTAGTGTCGGTGAATGAGTCCTCACTGATGTCACCAGCATCAATGATATTGTCTTGGGCAGACTGATCACAATCATACAATCTCATCTTCGCCCTGTCAATCCCTACAACGAATCGCTTGAATACTGTGGGATCATTGTATCGATTTTTAAGTTGCTTGACCATGATCTGACCAAGCTGCTCCATCTCTTCTGTGGATATAAGCGCGACCATAAGGTCAGCAGTAGCAGGCAATCCAAAAGACTCAGAAGTATCTGTAAGCTCCACATCAGAATTGCCATACCCACTCCGTG